GGTCATAACGACCCTCTGCGACTGCATCGGAGCGGTGGACGATTCCAATGCCCCGAACCAGTACGAAGTGAAAATGAAAATCGTAAACAAGATAAGCGACCTAATCGACAAAATCGAATACTAATGGCAGGCCGACCCCCAATTTGGAACACCCCCGAAGAACTATGGGCTGCGTTTGAGCAATACCGAGCCGAGAACAAGGCCAACCCATATCGTGTGCAGGACTATGTCGGCAAGGATGGGGTCATGGTTTACCGGGACAAAGAGCGTCCGATTACCTTTCGAGGCTTTGAAGGATGGCTTGCAGAAAATGGGGTTTGCTATGACCTTTCGGATTACAGGAAGGGGACTACGGACCTGCACAAGACATTCTCCCCAATCATTACACGCATAAGGCTGACCTGCGACAAGGATATGCTGGAGGGTTCAAGTGCTGGCGTTTACTCGGCCAACATCGCCTCTCGTCTGCTTGGCTTGGTTGACAAGCAGGAGAACACGGTCCACATCGAGCAACCCCTGTTTCCCGACAATGACTGACAAACTAACCCTGCATCATGGCGACTGCTTGGAGGTGCTTCGTTCACTACCTGACTGCTCCGTTGATTCGGTTGTAACCGACCCGCCTTACGGGTTGTCTTTCATGGGCAAGCGGTGGGACTACGATGTGCCAAGCGTTGAGGTCTGGGCCGAGTGCCTTCGGGTCTTGAAGCCGGGCGGTCATCTGCTTGCGTTTGCAGGAACGAGGACGCAGCACCGAATGGCGGTAAGGATTGAGGACGCAGGCTTTGAGATTCGGGACATGATTGCTTGGGTGTACGGGTCGGGTTTTCCGAAGTCGTTGGACGTTAGCAAGGCGATTGATAAACGGGCAGGAGCAGAGCGTGAGGTGGTGAGCAATAACCCGACATTCAGAAAGATGCAAGAAAACGCATCTAATTACAATTTGCAAAGAAACGAGTTCATTACCGCCCCCGCCACCCCCGAAGCAAAGCAATGGCAAGGCTGGGGGACTGCACTCAAACCAGCACTTGAACCGATTACGGTGGCACGAAAGCCCTTGATTGGCACGGTAGCCGAGAACGTCCTGCAACACGGGACGGGTGCGATTAACGTGGATGGGGGAAGGGTGGGGACGGAGGAAAGGATAACTAATTGGAGTGGTACGGCTAACTATAAAGTAAGCGACCCAAAAACTGGAACCACAACTGCGACAGGCCGCTGGCCCGCCAACTTCATCCACGATGGGAGCGAGGAAGCCACCGACCTGCTTGGGGCTTCGGCTCGTTTCTTCTACTGCGCCAAGGCAAGCAAAGCGGATAGGGGCGAAAACCACCACCCAACCGTCAAGCCCACCGACCTCATGCGATACCTCTGCCGACTTGTAACCCCACCAAGCGGAATCGTCCTTGACCCGTTTATGGGCTCAGGCTCAACGGGCAAGGCAGCGATGCTGGAAGGCTTTGCGTTTGTAGGGATAGAACGGGAGGCCGAGTACATCGACATCGCCAAGGCTCGCATTCAATCCGCAGTCGGCTTGCTTTAATGTTTACCCTCACGACCGCTATCAGGCGAATCCGTCGGATGACGGCCCGGAAGAAGGTCATCCAAGGCGGAACAAGTGCGGGGAAAACCCTCGCCATCCTTGCGGTCCTAATCGACATCGCAGCCAAGAACAAGACCGAGATTTCGGTGGTTTCCGAATCCATCCCCCACCTACGGAGGGGAGCAATCAAAGACTTTGCCAAGGTCATGCAATGGACGGGCCGATGGGTCGCAGACCGATGGAACAAGACCCTGCTCACCTATCACTTCGCCAACGGTTCAATCATCGAGTTCTTTTCGGCTGATTCCGAGGCACGGCTCCGAGGGGCAAGGAGGCAGGTCGTTTACATCAACGAGGCGAACAACATCGACTTTGAGTCCTACTACCAACTCGCCATCCGTACCAGCGAGGCCATCTACATCGACTTCAACCCAACTCACGAATTTTGGGCGCATACCGAGGTCCTGCGAGAGGACGATTCCGAACTGCTCATCCTGACCTATCAGGACAACGAGGCCCTGCCTGATACCATCAAGAGGGACATCGAACTGAACCGCACCAAAGCCGAAACGAGTGCCTATTGGGCGAACTGGTGGAAGGTGTACGGCCTTGGGCAGGTCGGGACGCTTCAGGGTGCGATATACGAGGACTTCGAGGTCGTGGAGGGTATCGATGTCAGCCGTGCTAAATTCGTCGCCCTTGGGCTTGACTGGGGGTTCAGCAACGACCCAACTGCACTCGTAGCAATATACCGCCAAGGGGACTGCCTACTCATCCAAGAACTGCTCTACTCCACGGGCCTGACCAACCAAGACATCGCAGACAAGTTGCGGACGCTGGGCATTACCCGGGCTTGGGAGATCGTGGCCGATTCAGCAGAACCCAAGAGCATTGAGGAAATCTACCGTCTTGGCTTCAACATCAAGCCTGCTGAGAAAGGTCCCGACTCGGTTCGGAACGGGATAGACATCCTGAAACGGTTCAAATTGCAGGTAACCAAGGATAGCACCAACCTCATCAAGGAACTGCGCTCCTACACTTGGGCAACCGACAAAGAGGGCAAGAACACGGGGGTTCCGATTGACTCGTTCAACCACGCCTGCGATGCGATGCGGTATGTGGCCCTTAACAAGTTAAGAGTAAGCAACTCAGGGAAGTATGTTGTGGTTTAACTTTGGGGTACTAAACCCCTAAACAATATGAAAGATTTTGTCGTGCGCCTATTAGACGAAAGAAGCGAACTTTACGCAAAAATGGCTAAACTTTATGATTTTATTGAAAGCGATGAGGCTAAATCGATTGATAAAGTTATGCTTGGACTGCTTAGAGTTCAATATCAAGCAATGAAAACTTATCACACCGTTTTAGACGAAAGAATAGACTTGCTGCTTAAATGAACACCGAACGCATCATTGACCTGCTAATTGAAATCGGCAAGACGCTTGCAGCCGTTTTCTTTATCCTCACCCTTCTAACCCTCCTTTGGACCTTATGAAAGTCGTCCACTACTACCACATCTACTGCGGAGGCAACTGGCAATTGATACTCAACCAGCATATGATGGCCGTGTGCAACTACGGTCTTATCAACGTCTTGGATGAAATCCGTGTAGGCATCGTCGGTCCACCCGAACAACGCAAAGCGGTCAAGGAGGTGCTGGAGAACTCGATGGTGGCCCCAAAGATTAAAATAGTGGTTACTCGAACCAACGCTTGGGAGCAGGCGACGCTTACCGAAATGTACCGGGCAAGCCAAGAGGAAGAAGCCGTGTACCTGTACGCCCACACGAAGGGGGCAAGCGACCCATCATTGATAAACCAGTTGTGGAATCGCAGCATGACCTTCTTCAACGTTGTGGCTTGGGAACGCTGCCTGCAACTGCTCGAAGGCGTGGATGCGGTGGGATGTCATTGGATTACAAGAGAACAATTCCCCCACATGGCTGACCACAACAACCCCGACGGCTACCCATACTTCGGTGGAACCTATTGGTGGGCCAAATCCTCCCACATCAAAGAACTGGGTGAACCTGTACGAGAACACCGCTGGCAAGCCGAACATTGGATTGGCAAGAAGCCCAACACCAAGGTTCACGATACCAACCCCGGATGGCCGGGTCCCGAAAAATTTGTAATCACATTTTAACCATGAAAGACAAAGAACTGATTGCCATCCTCGACGAGTTAGACCTCAATGGTGCCGACTATGACGGAGGAACCGACAAGGCCAACGGCCACAACTACACAAGCACCTATGCCAAGTACTTGGCCGAAATGCGAGCCGACTCCATCAACTTCGTGGAGATAGGCGTGTGGCACGGAGGGTCCATGGCTATGTGGTGCAAGTATCTGCCCAAGGCCAAGTTCCTGTTCTACGACATTGCCAACCAAGTCAAGCCAAAGGCTGACAAGCACATTGACTGGACTCGTTCAAGGCTTCACATCGCATCGGCCTACACACCCGAATCCGTGCAAGTCGCAAGGGACTATTTTAAGAACGGCATCGACTTCCTGCTTGACGACGGCCCGCACACTTTAAGCTCCATGTTGCAAGTCGTCAGCCTGTATGCTCCATTGATGAACCAAGGAGGTGTCTTAATGATTGAGGACGTGCAGAGCAAGGATTGGTTCGTGAACCTGTCAGCCGTAGCACCGAGCAATTCAATCTTTGAGGCCATAGACCTAACCGAATCGGGCCGATACGACGACCTTATTGCCGTTTACAAGTTCTAACATGGGCATCCCCGTAATCATCAACAACCGCAACCTGCTGACATGGCCCAAGGCGATGGTCAGGGACTTGACCAAGTGGGAGGGGATTGGGGACATCTACATCGTGGACAACGGTTCAACCTACGAGCCATTGCTGGAGTGGTACGCCACCAACCCTTGCAAGGTCATGATGCTTGGCGATAACTTGGGCCATCAAGCCCCATGGACTTCGGGATTGGTGCAACAACTGGGAGAGCCGTTCTATGCGGTTACAGACCCGGACCTTGACCTTTACAAGACCAGCAAGCGGACGATTCCCATGTGCTTGGAGTGGCTGCAACAATTCCCCCAAGCAGGCAAGGTCGGCCTGTCGCTCCGATGGGATGACGTGCCTCCAAGGTCGTCGTACTACACCCACGTTAACAACTATGAAGCGACTCGTCAGCGTAACTCACGGGTCATCATGGCAGCAAGGGTTGATGTTCCTATCGACACGACCTTTGCCGTTTACAATCGGCAGGAGTACTTCATCGGTGGGGTTTCATTGCTTGAGTCAGCAAGGCACATTCCTTGGTATTACTCGGAGAAAGAACGCAAGGCTGATAAGGAGTTCAGCCAGTACCTTGCATCGGCATCGTCGGCATCGTCCTACAAAACCTTCTTGAAACTATGAAACTCCAAGACCTCACCATCGACCAGTTCCAGCGCATCGGAGCCATTGAGTTCAGCAGCGTCCTTGGGGACTACGACAAGCGTGCAGGAGTCGTCGCAATCGTTGAGGGGGTCGATATATCAATCGTCCGAGAAATGCCCGCTAAGAGCGTCCTAAAGCGTTACAAGGCTATTATCAGCGAGTGGAACGCATTGCCTGCGTTGGGGTACAAGCGAAAGTTCAAAGCCGGGGGCAAGTGGTGGATCCCAACGGTTTTCACGGACGAGTTGACCGCTGGGCAGTTGATTGAACTCATGGACGCAAACACGACGGACGAGAAACAACTGCTCCAAAACCTGCACCGCATCATGGCGACCTTGTGCAGGGAGGGCGGTCTATTCGGATTCTTCCCGAAAAAGTACGACGGGGCTGCCCATGCGGAGCGAGCCGAACTCATGAAGAAGCACGCCAAGGTGGGCGACGTTTGGGGGGTTGTCAGTTTTTTTTTGCTAAGTTCAGAATCCTACTTGAAAGTTTTGAGCGACTATTCCAAGCACCTGATGACGAAGGCCGAGGGGCTGACGTAAGCCCTCTCGCTGGCTACGGTTGGCTGATGGTGGTGTGGAGGATGGCAAACAAGGACGTACTGAAATTCGATGCCATCTTCGCAATGAAGGCGGTGGAGTTCTTGAACTACGCACTCCTGATTCACGACATTTTGGAAGCGGAACGGATGGAGGCTGAAAGAGCGAGGCGCAGATAGACACATTCCAGCACGGGGGACATTTACCCGTATGGAAACAACCATACTTGCGAATGGCCAACCCGTAGGTAAGTTCGGTAGCGGTTCGATGAAGGGCATCGACCAAACCGCCTTGGAGGGCATTGGTTCAATCGTTGGACCCAAGGGTGGAGGCAAGTCGCCAGCTCACGACGTGCTGGTCAAGTGGATAGAACGGGTCATTGAACTTGCCAAGAAGAACCTTGAAGCAGCAAACGCAAACGCAGGGGGAACGCTATCGGCATCCATCGCACCCGAAGACATCGAACTATCCGCAAAGCAAATCGTCGTGGCTATCATGGCCAACCCCTATTGGAAGTACGTTGACCAAGGGGTGCGAGGCAAAACGTCAAGCGTAAAGGCTCCGAGGTCGCCGTTCCAATACAGCAACAAGTACCCACCTGCTCAAGCAATGGCCGATTGGATAGCCAACAAGGAAAAAGCAGTTGTGCCAACCTATTCCCGTGAACTCAAGCGGATGCGGACGAAACAGGAGCAGGGATTGGTGGATGGCAGGTCGGTTGCCTATTGGGTATTCCAGCGAGGGACACGGGCCACGAACTTCATGTCTAACGCCCTATCCCCCGAAATGATAGACGTTTTGGTGAATACAATCGCTGAAACCCTTGGCAAATCCATAAGCGTAGCAACCAAACTATAAAATGGCAACAACCGTCCTATCAGGGTCGCCCCAAGTGGCTACACCCGTTTACAACAAGATGCTTTTCAAGGTCAGCGGTTCGCTGATTGCTCAACCGAACTACCGTTACGTCTGCGATGTGAAGAACCCAGCAGGGACCACCCTTGCACGGCTAAAGTGCGACAAACTGCCCACCACCAACTTCGGCTTCTTTGACGTTGCCAAGGTCGTTGAAACGCTGATTGCACCGACTAAGCCATCGCTGACCCAAACGGCATTCGTGGATCATGCTGGGTATTATTCGGGATACAGGCTTGACTTCATGGAGGAATACGGAAACACCCCAGTTGTGCAGACAGGAACCGTTACCACCGTGTCGGGGAATGTTGCCTTCGCTGGAAACTTGGAGCAGTTAGAACTTGCGATTTGGAGCGGAGGGATTTACTTTCCAAGCGGTGCTATTGTCAACGATACGAATCGAATGCTAACAACCCCGACGACTCGCACGGTCTATGCGGACGGCTACGGATGGCTTTCCATCGGGCAGTTCAATTACGCAGTCGAGAAGGCTTACATCCAATACTGGAGTGCAACAGGAGCGACCTTTGCAAGGCAGTTCGATGTGTTAGCGTCGAGTGTATCGGGGTCCAATGTCATCCGCTTCGGGGTCGGGCCAATGAATTTGAAAGCCCTCACGTCGGGGCAATGCTTGGACGGGAACCCCGGAGATTACCTATTCCAAGGCAATGCCGGGGACTTCTACGACATTTATTTCTCAAGGGGGGCAAACATCACGATTCGTCAACGCTACGTCATCGGGCAATGCCAGCGATTCAACTCCATCCCCGTCCATTTTCAAAACAAGTACGGAGGCATTGACTCCTACACCTTCACGCTCAAGAACCGCAAGCGAGCCAACATTACCCGGCAGACGTTTGGCTACAACTCGGACGTTTACGCAACCACGACATACGACAAAGTTTGGGCAGGTGAGTTCGACTACGTTTACGCACTCAACTCGGACTGGCTGACCGATGCCGAATCCGCTTGGCTGATTGAGATGATCCGATCCGGGCAGGTATGGCTTGAACTGGATGGGCAACTCGTTGAAGCCATTGTGAACGCCAACACCTACCAATTCACGACACGAAGGAACGACCGACTTACCCAGTTGCAGGTCGAGGTTGCCGTGGCTTACAAGAACAACATCCTATGAGCGTAACCCTCATCGCCTACCCTCTCAACGATTCCGATGTTGAGGTCCCCTATGTAGTTGATACAATGGGTGGCACGGACATCGCCATCACGTTCACCATTGACGACATCATCGACATTACCAAGCGGAGGGGGTCGTTCTCCAAGACGATAGAGTTGCCTAATACGACAACCAACGCAAGCCTGTTCAAGTTTGCCTACAACGTGCAGTCCTTCGTGGGTGGATTCCAACCCAACAAGAAGATTCGTGCAGCCATGTGGGAGGACGGGGTCCAAGTGTTCAGCGGTGCGATGCAGTTGCTCTCTATGTCCAAGACCAAGGGTGATGTAACTTACGAGGTCGGGATGTTCAGCGAAGATGTGAGCCTATTCCAAGACATCCAAAACAACCTGCTCGTCAACACGGCTGGCGTTACCGGGATGAACCACACGCTGACCTCGGCCCACGTTTCTGCGACTTGGACCGCATCGGGTGCGAGTGGTTACGTTTACGGCTTGGTGGATTCCTACGGAGCCACGGATGTAATTACGCAGGGATGGTTTGCGGTTCCTTATTGGAAAATGGGGCCGTCCATTTACGTCAAGAAGATGGTGGACCTAATCTTCGCACAGGCAGGCTATCGGTATTCATCCAATTTCTTCAACTCGACCCTATTCAAGAAACTGGTCATCCCCTACTCTGCCGGCACGATACCAGTTACCCTGTCCGGGTCGAACATCTTTGCGCAGTCAACTGGAAGCGTCAACTTCATGGAGGACGCTAATACAACGATACTTTTCAGCAAAGACACTCCTGCACCTTACTTTGACAATGGAGGCTATTGGGTCGCATCCTCCAGCACTTTCGTCGCTCCATCCGTTCCAACCCGTTGGGACGTTGAAGTGGCCCTAACGGTCAGCGGTTCTTTTGCAGCAGGGCAGGCTTTTCTTTCCAATATGTCTATCCGCAATCTCACGGATTCGACTGACAACGCGGTTATCACCAACATAAGTGCAAGGACGCAAAGGCAGTTTGTGGTTAGATTCCAAAACGTAACCATACCGGCCAACACGACGGCAAATATTGGGTTCGTAATTACGCAGGATACATCGGTGCTGACGACCCAATTCTCCATCCTTTCGGGGGCAACCGTTCTATGGACTTGCCTTGAAAACCCACAAAGCATCGGGGTCGTTGATATGCGGACCGCCCTGCCTGCTGACGTGAAGCAGAGCGACCTGCTCGTTGACTTGCAAAAGATGTTCAACCTTTACTTCATGCCCGACGCACAGGATCCAAAACTCCTATACATCGAGCCGTTCAAGGACTTCTACTCCAGCGGTGTGGTTGACTGGACGCAGAAGGTGGACGAGAATCAAGAGCAGTTGTTGACCAATGGCGACCCGAACCAATACAAGTCGCTTGTGTTTAAGTACAAAGACATGGGCGATTACCTGTCCAAGACCTACAAGTCAAGCAATCCGCTCGCCAAGGAAGGGTATGGAGGCCGTCAGTTCTTGACGCAAAACTTCTACGGCAAATCCGAGTTTGTCTGCGAAACCATGGCCGGAACGCTGATACCGGGTTCGTTCACGACCGATAAGGTCATCGGCAGGGCTTGGGACTTGGAAGGCAGCACGGCAAGCGGTACGGTCAAGCAGTTGAACACAGGTTACCGACTGGCACAATACAACTCAATCGCTCAAGGCACAACGTCTTGGTTCTATCAAACAGGCGTGAGCGGTTCGTTTGCAACTGGTGAATACGTCGCCAACGTTCCATTCGTGAGCCACATTGACAACCCCTATGCACCCACCGAGGACCTTGCCTTTGGTATTCCGAGGCAGGTCTTCTACAACGCAGTCAACGCAAGCGGTACGCCAATCACCTACACGAACAACAACCTCTACAACAAATACTGGCTCAATTACATCACCGAAACAACCTCCAAGGAGGCGTTGCAGTTGGAGTTGACGGTAGTCTTGAACTGCGTGGACATCTACCAACTCGACTTCCGAAAGCCGATTTATTACAACGGCATCCGCTGGCGTTTGCTTGAGATTCGGGATTACACCGTAGGCGAAGCAAAGCCGTGCCGGGTAACCCTCCGCAGGATTCTCAACCTCGCAGAGTTCGTGGCTGTAACGAGCGTCCCAATAACAAGCGACCCTGCTGGATTACCGAACGGACCTATCGACCCTGACCCAGCGGATCCCGACTACGAACCACCCATCAACCCTGAATTACCAACCCCCGGATAATGGCAGTAACTAAAGAAATCGTCCTCGAAGTAGGGCTTAAAGACTCCACCGCACAAGGCACGGAATCCGCAAAGAAACGGCTCCGTGATTTACAACGTGCGCTCGTTGACCTTGCGGTTGCCGGGCAAGAGAACTCCGAAGAATTTCGGAAGTTAGAAGCCGAGGCAGGGGAACTATCCGACACCATTGGCGATGTTAGCCAAAGGGTCAAAAACCTTGGCTCGGACACCAAAAACATTGAGGCGTTCACTCAAGCGGTTCAAGGTGTTGCTGCTGGCTTTCAAATCGCTCAAGGTGCTGCTGCTTTGTTTGGCGAGGAAAACGAGGACATCCAAAAGGCATTGTTGCAGGTCAATGCGACCATGGCTATTGCCAACGGAATCCAGCAGGTAACGGTCCTCCTGCAAAAGGAATCGGCTATCTCAATGACGGCCAACAGGATTGCAACGGCTCTGTACGACAAGACGCTGAAAGGAACCATCGTAAGCCTTCGCCTCTTTAGGACTGCATTGATTTCAACGGGTATCGGTGCAGCTATTGTTGGTGTTGGATTGCTCGTTGAGAACTGGGAAAAACTCACAAAGGTTGTCAAGGATTTCTTGGGCATTGAAACGAAAGACCTCAAGGCCGTATCCGAATTAGCGCAAAGGCAGGTTGAACTTGCAGAGGCAAGAGGCGAAAGCGAGGCAAAGGTTCAGGGCCTCTTGATGGCTGCTTACGACGCAAGGATTGCAGCAGCCGAGAAAGAAGAAGAGCGAGCGCAACTGATTCACGAGAAAGAGGTCGCAAGGCTGACTTATCAAACCAAACTGCGAACCGATGCAATAGAAAAGCAGAAGAAAGATGCAGAAGATTTGAGGGCGATGGATTTGGCAGCCAGTCAAGAAGCCGAGAATTTTCGCTTGGCTAAAATTGGCAGGATAAACGATGAACTCGCAAGGGAAAAGGCTTTACGAGATGAGAAACTTGCAATCCTTCGAGAAGAGAAAGCCGAAAGAGAGGCAGACCTGAAAAAGAGATTCACGGATGCGGACGAGTTTGCTAAAGCCTACATCCTACTGACCGAGGAAATGCGACTTAAAGAGCAAGGCATTGCTGAGGATAGTGCGAAAAAGATTGCGGAAATTGAACGCAATCGTAGGCAACAGGACTTGCAGATGGCCTCCGAGGCCGTTGGTGCGCTTGGTAATTTGCTGACCGCTGGCTTGGGCAAGTCCGAGAAAGACCAACGCAAAGCCTTTGAGATAAACAAGAAGGCCAGCATGGGTCAAGCCCTTATCAATACCTTCATGGCCGTAACCGCTGCCCTGACTGCTGGAGGGAACCCGATTAAACTCGCAACGGGTCGTCAGTTCGTTGACGCAGGTATCGCCCTTGCAGCAGGGTTGGCACAGGTTGCGAAAATCAGCAAGACGCAGTTCCAAGGGAGTTCAGCAAGCGGAGGCGGTGGTGGGTTGACTGCCGGGGGTGGTGAAGGAGGCGAGGTTGCACCTCCTCCCATCTTCGCAAACCCTCAAACAACTATGCTTGGAACCGATGGTGCTGCAATGGGCCAAGGCCAAGGATCATCGCCAATGCGAGCCTATGTCGTGGAACGGGACATCACTCAAAGCACTCGCAGGGTTCGGAGGTTGGAGGAATTTGCAACTCTTGGAGCCTAACCACATTTACCTGCATGGAACTACCCATTTACAGGATGACCGTAGACGAGGTCGATGAAGGGGTCCAATTCGTGGCCCTCACCGATATGCCCGCCATCGAACGGCCATTCCAAGCCTTCGCAAAGACACCACAAAAGTTCACCGAAACAGGCGAACGCAGGGTCCTGACTGGCCCTCTCATGCTTGCAGACACCCCCATCTTTCGCAAGGACGAAACCTATGGCGAATACTACGTCGTATTCGACAAAGCCACCATCCGCAAAATCGTGCAGAAGTACTTCAAGCAAGGCAACCAGCACAACGTCAACGCCTACCACAACGCTGAACTGGATGGCGTGTTCATGTTCGAGTCCTACATCACCGACTCCGAGCGTGGCATCATGCCACCCAAGGGCTACGAGGATACTCCTGACGGATCTTGGTTCGGTTCCTTCAAGGTTGAGAATGACGAAGTGTGGGACAACCGCAACCTGTTCCGGGGTTTCTCCGTTGAGGGCCTGTTCGGGATGGACAAGACCGAATCCGAAATGGAGGTCGCACTCGCTGGCCTTGCTGACGAATTAACCGCTTTTTTGCAACATATCCAACCCACCTACAAATCCCACTAACTATGAACCTGAAAAACGCAATCGAATCCCTGCGGACGGAACTCCGCAAATTCAGCACCCAAAAGCAGTCCTTCGCTGACTACAAGTTGACCGATGGCACGGTTGTCCGTGTTGACGGGGACCTCGTTGCCGGGACTTCCGTTTACGTTGTAGCCGAAGACGGCACACTACCTGCCCCCGATGGCGAACACGTTGTCGAAGGCGTTGGCACGATCAAGACCGAAGGAGGCAAGATCGTTGAGGTCATCGCTGCCGAAGTAGCGACCCCGGTCATCGAGCCGTTGCCTGTTGCTGCTGAAATCACTCCCGAAGTTGCCGTTGAGGTAACCGAAGAAATCAAAGACGCTTATCCTGCCATGACCCCCGAAGTCGTTGAGGCCATCGTCGCCAAGCACCTTGGAGCCATCATGGAAGAACTCAAGGCAGCCTATGCCGAGATGGGAAAGATGAAGGAGAAAATGTCCGCATTCGCATCGCAGGTTGAAACCATGGCCGATATCGTTGAGAAAGTCAGCGAACTCCCAGCCGAAGCCCCCAAGGCCAGCGGTTCTGCAATCGTCGAGCAACGCAAGGCCCAAGCCTCGCAGAACTTCAACGCTCTCGCACAAGCACTCCAATCACTCAAAAAAAACTAAACCCCTAAACCCCCACCACTAACCATGGCATATTCGTTCACAGGATTAACCTCCTACACCGACCAAGAGAGGCTTCCTCTCATCACCAAGGCCGTGTTCTCGGCCCGTTCAGCAGCCCTGTTCACCAAGCAGGTGGGCATCAAGTTTGCTGCTGCCCTCAACCTTATGGACACCGATGCACAATTGCAGAGCGGTGATGCTTGCGGTTACACAACTTCAGGCACGACTGCCTTCACCCAGCGGAATATCACCGTTGGACGCATGAAGGTGCAGGAAACCTTGTGTCCTCGTTCTTTGGAACAATACTGGATGCAGACCCAGTTGACCGCTGGCTCTACCTACGATAGCGTTCCTTTCGAGCAGGCTTTCTCCGAGCAGAAGGCTCTCCGTATCGCAGAAGCGTTGGAGAACGCAATTTGGAAGGGCAACACCTACTTTTCAGGTGTCAACCAACTTTTGAACGCTGCATCGGGTTCTACGATCAGCGGTAACACAGGAGCGGTTTCTGCGTCCGTTGGTGTTACCACAGGCAACGCAATCGCCATCTTTGACGGCATCTACAACCAAATCCCACAGGCCATCTTGACTAAGACTGACCTCGTAATCTTCTGTGGTTGGGACAACTTCCGTACCTTGCTTGGTGCGTTCAAATCAACCGCTAACGTCCTGTACAACCAAGTTGACTTGGCTGGCCTTGCTGACGGGGACATCATGTATCCCGGCACAAACGTCCGTGTCATTGCAGTCCCCGGCTTGACTGGAACGAACCGCATCGTTTCTTCGTACCTCGGTAACTTCTTCTACGGAACCGACCTTTTGAGCGACGAGGAGCAGTTCTCGATTTGGTTCAGCAAAGACAACGACGAAGTCCGCTTCCAAGCAGCCTTCAAAGCAGGTGTCCAAATCGCTTACCCCGACTTGGTTGTTGACTTCCGCTTGACCTAATGTGTAGGGGGGAGGGAAACCTCCCCTCACTTTTTTGTTCTCTTGAAACTTAAACCCCAAATACACATATGTCCTGCGCACTAACAACTGGTTACACACTCGGCTGCCGTGATTCAGTCGGTGGCATCAAAGCAATTTACGTCCAAAACTGGATTTCTACCGGGTCCT